GCCGTATCGTGTTTTGAATCCGATTTTTGGTTGGAAAGTATCTTCACCAACTGCTCTCACCATTTGTAGTGGTACATAAGGACAATAGAATACACCAGCGTCAAAAGGATTAGATCCTCTATAACCGACTGTACAATATCCTTCACCACCTGTTACACCTGTAGGTCGCTGTGCGACTGAAGCGTAATATGGATCGATATACACTTTAAGGCTTCCGTTAAGGACACCAGCAAAAGTGTTTCCAGTATCATCAACACTCAATGATGTTGACAAAGCTGGAGCGTAGTCTAATACACCAGCCATTGCAAGTGCAGACGCTACATCACTAGAACATAGGATAAAGTTACCTTTACCTCTTCGTGTTTGTCGTGCTATAACATTAGCATTTCTTTCAATGTGGTACATAAGACCTTTGAATTTTTCAACAGACCAACGACCAGATGAATCAACATCTAGGTTAAATTGTCCGTTTACAGAAGTTCCCGTTAGGTTAGCTTCTGAAGCAACACCTTCGATCTTAGCTTGATCATTAACAGTTCTAACAACTTCTCTGTTGATTTCCGCGAGGATTTCACCAGATAGAATGTTTGCTAATTCTGTTTCTGCGTCAAGGCCATGAATCGCTTTAAGGTCTTGTGCGAGTTCTATAGTGTACTCTGCTTTTAGCGCTCTGCTTTTAGCTGTAACTGTAGCTTTCTCAATCGTGAACGACATTTCTGGAATTGTAGAATCAATTTCAGCAGTTGCTGTAGCAACTCCCGCACCAGTTGTGTAACCAGTTTGGATAGCTGTGTTAGCTGAACCAGACGCGAATGGGTCTGTTCCTGCATGAGTGCCGCCACCAGCGAAGTCAGTATCAGCTTCGTTGAATAACGCTTCTGTTCTGTCTACTGCAGTAGTACTATCAACATATCTAGCTTTCATCGCAAAGATAAGACCTGTTGGTCCTGTCATTGGTTGAACACCACATATATCATATGCTACTAGGTTAGGCATTGATCTACGAACTAATGAAATAAGAATTGGATCCCAGTTAGCAGCAGTCGCTGTAACACCACCAGGTGCTCCTGCAACAGTACCAGTACCGGCTCCAAGTGCTTCATTCATAGCAACTCTTTCTTCTGCTATCGCTCGTTCTTGGTTTTCAAGAATAACGGCTGTTACAGCTCTTTTATAAGAGTCTTCGATCTTTGGAAGATCGTTATGCTCTAGAACTGGCGCCCATTTTTCTTGTAAGTTTTCTGACATAAACATTTGTTTATCTCTCCCTTTTTAAATACTAAGAATCTATCTTAGCAAATTTACTAATTGCGGCAGTATAACCAGCCATTGAAGGATCAACATTGATGTTATCTCTGTTTTCTTCTTCTGACTCATTAAATGCTACATTACTTTCATCGGAGACAGCTTCAAGCTTCTCACCTTTGAAATATGCTTCTTTCAATGTCGAAACCTTCTCTACGAATTTTCCTTCATCTTCATAATCCACATCTTCGGCAAGTTCTTTCAACTTCTCGATCTCACTATCAGCTAAGTCTTTCGACGCTTCACTAATAACTTTTTCACGCTGAAGTTCTTCGATATTTTGTTGAGCTTCAATGTTGCTAGCAACTTCTTCGTTCAACTTATCTTCCATATCGTCAAGTCTTTGAGCTAGTTCTTCAACTACATCAAACTTGTCTTCTGGTACTTCAACATAATGTTCCTCAAACAGTTTTTTCAAACCATTTATGAAATCTTCTGTGAGTTCGGACTTTAGTCCTCTCTCAATAGCTAATTCATTTTCAGAAACCCAGCTTTCGGCTACATAGTTAAGATAAGAATCAACTTTCTCAGATAAATCATCTTTGATTTCTTCGATTTTTGATACTTGTTCTTCTTCTAATTGTGCTTCTTTTTCAGCTAGTTGTTCTTTAACTTTACTAGCAACTGATGCTTCAAATATTGTTTTAGCTTTGTTCTTGAATTCTTCGGATAAATCTTCATCACTAACTAGAGCTTCAATGTCATCTGTCATGTCAATATCGTATGATTCTTTCTTAACAGATTCTTCTTCCTCGTCTTCTTCTTCATCTTCGTCTTCCATGTCACCCATTTCTTTAGTGACTTTCTTGTCTTTAGATGCTTCTTTGACAGGTTTAGTTTTACTTTGAATCTTCTCTGACTCACCTTCATCTGAGTCATTATCTAACTCTTTGATGAATGATGTTACTTCAGCGATTGATTTATCTTTAAGAGACTCTACTACCTTTCTAATTAAGGCATTTCGACTTAGTGACTCAGATTTTTCATCTTCATCGCCATCTTCGTCATCTTCGGTTAAACCAGCTACTGCTGATTTAAGAGCTTTAGCGTCCATCTCTTTCATAGATGCTACAGCTTGTTTTAGAAGATCAGCTTTTG